GAGACAGAAGGTACGACTACAGAACCCTTACGGTTCTCTGACCTTGACCTAGAAGAGAGAAAGATGTCGTACGGCAGGACAGGGTATGCTTTGCAGTTCATGCTTAACCCTAGGCTAAGTGATGCTGACCGCTACCCCCTAAAGATTAACGACCTTATTATCATGGATGTAGACACAGATGTAGCTCCTGAAAAGGTCATGTGGACATCTGATCCCACCTTTGCTGACAGAGACCTACCTAATGTGGGACTGCGGGCTGACCGCTACCACCGACCTCTTAAAACAATAGGAGATATGATACCGTACACTGGTTCTGTGTTATCTATTGACCCTAGTGGTAGAGGTAAGGATGAGACGGGGTACGCTGTGGTAAAGATGTTGAACGGTCAGCTGTATGTTCCTGACGCTGGAGGACTGAGAGGTGGTTACGATACACAAACCCTACAACAACTTGTCGGTATCGCTAAACATAACAAAGTTAACCAAGTAGTCATAGAGTCTAACTTTGGAGACGGTATGTTTATGGAGCTGATTAAACCGCTGTTTCGTACTACTTACCCGGTAACAATAGAAGAAGTCAGGCATAACAAACAGAAGGAGCTTAGAATAGTCGATGTGTTGGAACCTGTGCTAAATGCTCACAGGTTGGTGTTTGATCCTTCTGTTATAACGTTAGACTATAAGTCTGCTCAGGCTTACCCTATAGAGATACAGACTAAGTATATGCTGTTTTACCAGCTATCAAGGATAACAAGAGAGAAGAACAGTCTTACTCATGACGACCGCTTAGACGCTCTTTCTATAGCTGTAGCTTATTGGGTACAACAGATGGCAGCAGATGTTAATCAAAACATGATAGACCGTAAGCAGGAGCTGTTACAACAAGAGTTAGACACCTTTACTGATAGCTTTCATAAAAGAAGCTTTAGAGGTAACAAAGCGTTACTGTGGTCGTGATGAGAGTAGTAGATTTATTTTGCGGTATGGGTGGTTTCTCTAAAGGTTTACAACAAGCTGGGTGTACCATTGTAGCAGGAGTCGACTTAAACAAACAAGCGTTAGAGTCTTATAAACTTAACTTCCCCGATGCTGCTGCTATAGAAGCTGATATAACAAAGCTTACTCTTAAGGACTTACCTGAACATGACTTACTCATTGGTTCTCCTCCTTGTCAAAAGTTTAGCCAAGCTAACTACTACGACAGAAGTAATAACAAAGAGTTGATAAAAGCTTTTAAAAGGTTAGCAGTTAAAGAATGGGTTTGGGAAAATGTAGTAGGTGCTAAAGAAGGTGAAGAAGGAGTAACATTAGATGCTCAAGACTTCGGTGTAGCACAAAGAAGAAAAAGATTCTTCTCTGCTTCCTTCTCTTTAAATAACATCCCTACCAATGATAACAAAGTCTGTATTAAAGATGTTATAGATACTTCAGAAGGTATAGGGTTGTTAGACGGTTTTAACTCGACTGTTTACTCTTTAGATAAAGTTTGTCCTACCATTAGAAGAATACCGTTAAAATGGTATGATGGCAGAAGCATGAGTAAGCCGTTTAGGTTTACAGGCTTTAAACACCTTACCATAGAAGATCATCTGACTCTTATGGGGTTTGATAAGGATTGGATGATAACAGGTGGTAAGACTGCTAAGATGTTACAAATAGGTAATGCTGTTGTCCCTGCCGTAGCTAAAGCTTTAATAACAAATCTTCAATAGCTGCTACTCCTCCTACTGCTGTTATTACTGTTATAACAAAGGTGCTGTGGTAGTTAGAGTGGACTTGTTTCACTCATCCTGTAAATACATAAGTATGTTATACTGCTTACTCTTACTACTGATCTATATCTATAGATACACCTCGCCTTAAACCTTTGTAAGTATTACTTTTGTTAGCAGTAGTAAGAGTTTTAGTAAGAGTAGGTTTTGAAGCGAATCGCTGTAGAAACCTCAATAGAGTAAGTAGGAGCAGTAACAGTTGTTGTTAAAGCTTTACTACTTGCTGCTTGTTACAATCTGTCAGCTTAACTTAAAACTATAACGAACGTTATAACGACTATCTAAATATCATTATTTTAATAAAAAATTACCGAAGGAAACCTGTCAACAATAAAAGTTAAAACCCTTGTGAAATAGAGGGGTACAGCGTTGTCTCAACTTTGTCTCAATAAGATTAAAGCAGTAACAATATAAAAGTGTTTACAAGTAATGCATACCTGTGATAGCGTAGCAACACTATGATGGATAACAACGATCAGACTGATGCTTTACAGTTCGAACTTAATAACCTTGTAGCCAAGTTCCAGCAGGAGTTTGATCTTAATGCTCAGACAATCATTGGTTGTTTAGAAGTAACCAAGCTAGACCTTGTAACAGACTTTGGTGTAGAGTTTATACCAGACGATGAGTTAGAGGACGACAGCAACAGTAACGACATCTTCCCTTCGTTTTAAAAGAACCTAACTACGAATTTAACATACCGCCACCTTAGCTCAGTTGGTAGAGCACTCGCCTTGTAAGCGAACGGTCGTCAGTTCGAATCTGACAGGTGGCTCCAGTAGCAGTGTTATACGCTTGTTATAAAGGGCAGTAAGTACTCACAACAGCTGTTTACCTAGCAATATTAAAGGTAAGCTTTAGGTTTGCATGGTATAAGGGGCAGTAAGGGTCGGTTCAAAAAGTGGTAAAAAAATGTGAAGAGGTATATATACGTATGCGTTCTCGTTTTACCCCGTAGGGGGGTGTGTGCTTTTTGTAGGCAGACGGGGGCGAGTTGTGTTGTAAATCGTTGATAATCAACATAACTAATTGGACATAATGCGTATTGTGCGAAGTTTACACCTGTAAAGCATGTGTTAAGTCTGTTAGACACTTAATTTTGTCTCGTAAATCGTTGATATTCAATTGTTTACATTTGTTTTGTTTATCATCTTTGCTCCAAATCTCACCACTGCCTAAATCCTATACACCGTGTATAAATTCTATACAGCTATAGGGCAGATATGGGTATTTTTACAGCATTTTGGCGTATATCTTGACTCTGGCATGGTTTCAGCTATAGTGTTGGTATCGTTCATTAACAGCGGTCAGAATCTTGGCCGTATCACACACAAAACACACACACATGAATACTATACAACGTGAAATTAACAACATGACCAACCTGCTTGACGAGCAAGAAACGCTTATAGAGCAGATCAAAACGGATCATGTCGCTACTATCAAACCAATGATTCCATCAATAGCCATTATCAAAGCTATGGAGGCTCAAGGGTACACATTCGACGATAAAACTAGCTATGTGAATACAGGCGGTGTCAGACGGTTGCTCTTTATGCATCCAACTGCCAAGAAAGCGCTCAGAATATCGGTTGAGGAGTCAAGGATATAGTAGCAAAACCACGCTTGACCGGGCTATGGCGGTCACCATTTTCTACACTCTCGATGTTCCACGTGGAACGTCATCATAAAAACACAAAAAACCAAAATAACCAAAATGGCAAATATAGTAAACGTATTAGAAGAAATAGAAGAAATAGCAGTCAAAGAACAAGCTGAAGCCAAGAAAAAGTGGCTCGACAAGATTGACGTGCTTGAAGAAGTCGCAAAACTGTTTGATGATAATAAAGATCCTTTGACAGCTATGGAGCTTCGGAGAGCATCTAGTAATTTGAAGGCTATTTCGAATCGTTAATTCTAATAAACACACAAACAACCAAAATAAAATAGATATGAATAACGAAGAAACCAACTCACAAATCCTTGAATTAATCGCTCAGATGTTTGATGATAACGGAGATCACGGTAACGCTTTACTGCTAAGAGACCGAGCCAAAATCGAGTCAATTACAGAAGAAGCTAGCGTCATTCTCCAGAGTAGTTAACCAGTTGAAAGCCCACTGCGGAATTAAACCTCTACAGTGGGCTTTTTTTGTGGTCAGATGCATCGACTGAAAGGTTCCACGTGGAACATATATGTACGCCATTTCAAACTATTCAATCTTAGGTGTTGACATTGGTCTCTGAATCTGATTTACATGTTCACACACACATTATTAATAACCAAATCAAAAACACATATGAAAACAGATCAAACCTTACTTAACTATATCAACGCTCAACCTAACAAAGAGCAACCATTCAACCCGGACGATTATGTCTGGGAAGAAAAGGGAACGAAATGGAAGCAATTGCTCGTCATTTTGTTAAGCCCACTGTCTTGCATACTGGTTTGGTTATGGCTTGCATTCTTATCATCTTCTAAATAATCAAATACCATGAAAACACTTAGAGAATTAAAACCATCACAAAACACATTCATTCATCCGTGGGCTGTTTATACAGAATACAAAGGCAATCGTTATTTATTCAGTAATGAGAATGATGGGTGGACAGCTGAGAGAGTAGCAAGCGAATATCAAACAAGATACAACCAATCTTCATGGTTTATTACTAGCATGTACGATTCAACTTGCATAGATGGTAGAACCAAACAATTCAAACAAGCTTACAATTCTTAAACCTTAAACAATAAATAGAAAAAATGAACAAAGACCAAAAAACAGCACTTGAGAATCACATCTCTAAAATTAAGGATATTATCTTAAATTACGCAATTGAGAACGCCAATATGAGAGACCGCTTAGAAGAACTGGGCGAGTTAGAAGAACTTATAAAAGATGGATCAGTAAAACCATATGAGCAAAAGCATTCTGCGAGCGTAGAGAGAGAATGCGTTGGAGCGTAGCGACATGAGTGTTACAACCTTTCTCAAAAGCCTCGACGGCAAGCGTGATATCCGTTTTTGCCACTACTTACAATGTGACCATGCTCACTCTATGCCACGGCTGATGTGGAAGTGTGTTAGCCATCCTGAATATCAGGGAGAGGCCATGTCTAAAGAACATTTACAAGAGTGCTTTAAGGATACGCTTAAGCTCTTACACGTTAAACTAAACAAAACTAATGACTGATTGCCTTCAATGTGGGCTGTCGTTGCAAGGGAGAGACAATGAGTCTCAAACTTGTAGCGATTGCCTACTGGGCTTAACCGACGAATCTTACAGCA